CAATCTATGTGAGGCGCACGGCGGGATGCCTTGCCTACCTCACATAGCTGAGCACAAAGCCACTCGCTAGAGGGGCTTGATGTGAACGAGCGCAGTGCTGGGTGCGGCGCGTCTTAGCGTGCGGTGTGCAGGTACGTGGTGTGCTGCGTAGTGAGGACCCTTTAGGGTCCCCTAGTCGGTGAGCTGGAAACCGAATCCGAAGTGGGGAGCGTCTTTGTGCCGGGGGGATAAGGGACCCACGCAGCCAAATCTCTAAATTTTTTAGAAAAAATTCACCCAGCCCCAAGCCGCCGCATACCTAACCTCTAAGTTAGAATGCCACCAAATGGCCACGACCAAAAAGATCTCGCACCTCAAGCCCCACGGCGGCGAACGTGGTGTCAATGTCGTCCGCGCCCGTGGCAAATCGACCACGAGCGCAGCCAACGCCGCCGAGATCGATGTCGACAAGCCCCTGACCGAGCAGCAGCGACTGTTCGTCGAGCACTGGGCCAAGGGCGACTCCATCACCAGCGCCATGCTGCGCGCCGGGTACTCCGAAAAAGGCACCGGCCTGGGTTACCGCCTGGTGCGCCAGCCCAACATCCTGGCGCTCAAGGCGCAGTACGAAGCCAAGTACGAAGCCTCGGCCGAGATGAGCCGCGAAAAAGTCATGGCTGGGCTGATGGAGGCGGTCGAGATGGCCAAGCTCATGAGCGAGCCGGCCACCATGGTCAGCGGCTGGAAGACCGTGGGCCAGATGTGCGGCTATTTCGCGCCGGTCGAACACCGCATGAAAGTCGACATCACCGGCAACATCGTGATCGACAAGCTCAACTCCATGAGCGACGCAGAACTCCTCAAACTCATCACTTCGGGAACACCCTCATGACCAAGCCCCCTGTCCTGCCTTCCGTGGTTATCCCGCGCGCGCTGCTGTGCAAGCAGGCGCTGGAAATCTCGGACGTCGCCCGCGAGCACCGTGACTTTGAAAGCGCCCTGGCCGCACTGGACTTCATCGCGCAGCTCCAAGGCATGTATGACGATCCTGGGGTCTGATGGCTATGAGTACAAAAACCTCGCCCAAAGGCTCCTCGGCCAGATCCTCGACAGCGACCACAACGTCCAGATCACCCGGCTCCAAAAAGCCGGCTACCCGACAGACGAAGTCGACGTCTTCTCCGCCGCCTACCGCAAAAAGCGCGGCAGCCACCCTGAAAAGTACGACGCCGGCTGGTACGCTCTCAACCGCCAGCGCGCCCACACCAACGCCGCCCGCTTCCCGCCCTGACCCGCAGGTCGAGCTGGCCAGCCGCATCCTGAGCCGTCGGCGTCTGCTGCCGTTCGTGCAGCGGATCAACCCGCGCTACAACGCGGGCTGGGTCCACGAGGACATCTGCCGGCGCTTGGAGAAGTTCAGCGACGACGTGGCAGCAGGCCTGTCCCCGCGCCTGATGCTGCTCATGCCCCCGCGAAGCGGTAAGAGCGAGCTGACAAGCCGATCGTTTCCGCCTTGGCACATGGGGCGCAACCCCGACCACGAGATCATTGCCTGCTCGTACAACGTGTCCCTGGCCATGTCCTTTAGCAAGAAGGTCAAGGAGGTGCTGGAGGACCCGGCGTTTCACCCGGTGTTTGACATCCGGCTAAACCCCAACAACCAGAGCGCCGAGGAGTGGAGCATCGACGGCACGCGGGGCGGCTACGTTGCTGCCGGCGTTGGGGGCGGCATCACTGGAAAAGGCTGTTTTTCTCTTGACACCTCCGTTAGCACCCGCCGAGGTATACTCCCCATGAGTCAACTCCAGGTCGGGGATCATGTCCTCGCATACGATCATGAAACCGAGCAGCCAGTCTTCGCGCCCGTCCTCGCCATCCATGCCGCGCGCCACGCCGCAGGCACAGCCACGTACAGCGGGGTTCGCTGTACCAACGACCACCCCCTCTACTCGCCTGCCTCGGGGCGATACCACCCCGCTGAAAGCCTCGAGCGCGACGGTCTGCCCGTCCTGCGCTGGACCGAAATCTCGCAACTCAAAAGAGTGCATGGCATGCAGCCTGATCCGGCACCCGCGCATGACGAACCCACGGGTGTGCCCTCAATGTGGGGCACAGAAAGCGGCGCATGCGTTAACGTGCGTGACGTGCTACCAGCAATCGCGCAGCTCGGCGGTCGAGACGACATGCGAGCAGTGCCACAAAGTATTCAGCCTGCCGGCCGGGGAAGCCGCGAAGAAGGCCCGAAAGTACGCCCACACGTTCTGCTCCAGGGAGTGCGCGGTGGAGTTCCGCAAGCAGCCGAAGGACCGGGGGGAATGCGCGCACTGCGGCGCAGCCCTGACCAACAAAGATCAGAAGGTGTACTGCGGGCGCACATGCTACGACGCGCACAGGCGTGGATCGAACACATCCGCGACTGGGCACGACAAAGCCTACAACGGTGCCTACCTGCGCCTGAAGCCGCAGGTGCTGGTGCGGGATGGCCAGACATGCGCCATGACGGGGGGCAAGCGGGCGTTGGAAGTTCACCACATCGACCACAACCCGGAAAACAACAGGCTGGGCAACCTGATCACGTTGTCGAGGGCGGCGCACGAGCAATATCACGCCATGCCGGATGCACAGCGCAGTTACTGGCAACGCATGTTCAGCGAACTGGCGACGAGCCGCACGTTGTCGTAGACATCCAGACCAGCACGGGGAACTTCTTCGCTGATGGGGTGCTGGCACATAACTGCCACATCCTCATTATTGATTATCCTCTCAAGAACGCGGAGGAGGCCGACAGCGCTGACACGCGCGAGAAGCTCTGGGACTGGTACGGGTCGACTGCCTATACCCGGCTCGCCCCAGGCGGCGGCGTACTCTGTGTGCAGACTTTCTGGCACGACGACGACCTGGCCGGCAGGCTGCAAGTCGCCATGGCGGCAGACCCTCATGCTGATCAGTTCGTGGTCGTCAAGTACCCAGCCATCTCCGAGCACGACGAATACCTGGACTACGACTCAGACCTGATCGTCGACGCGGCCCCAGCCAATGGCCGACTGCTCAGGAACAAAGGCGAAGCCCTACACCCCGCGCGCTACAACATTGATGCCCTCAACCAGATCAAGCGCACGATCAGCCCCCGGTTTTGGAGCGCGCTGTACCAGCAGAACCCGGTGCCCGACGACGGCGCGTACTTTCTCAAAGAGCACTTCCGTCGCGGCCAGCTCCCGCCCCTGCGCCGCTCCAACGTGTTCATCGCCTGGGACTTCGCCATCAGCGAGAAAAAGCTCAACGACTACACCGTCGGCACCGTGCTGCTGCAGGACGAGGACGACGTGCTGCACGTCGCCGAGCAGCTGCGCTTTAAGTCCGGCGACGCGTTTTTCATCGTCGAGGCAATCTTAGGTCTAAGTAAGAAATGGTATAGTCCCGGCATGCAGCTTGGCTTTGAGGACGGCCAAATCTACCGCGCTATCGAATCTCTACTGAAAAAAAGAATGAGAGAGACCAGCTTCTACCCCCCGCTCACCGTCCTCAAGCCCATCAGCGACAAGCTGGCCCGGGCGCGCCCGCTCCAGGGCCGGATGCAGCAGGGCATGGTGAGCTTTGCCCAAGAGGGCGAGTGGTACGACGCGTGCCGCCTGGAGATGCTGAGGTTCCCGGCCGGCGCGCACGACGACTGCGTTGACTCCCTGTCCTGGGCCACCCAGATGGCCATCGGCTGCCAGGCCCCTGCAAAAGTAAAACAGAAAGACCCTGCATCATGGCGCGACAAACTCAGTCTGAACAACGGGCGCGGCTCGTTCATGAGCGCCTAGCATGAGCAGCTGCGCGCCCTTCATTGCCCGCTCGTTTGCGCTGCGCACGGCAATTCACCTGCTGCACCTGTCAAGCACCAGCTACGCCCAGCACATCGCCCTGGGCGAGTTTTACGAAGGCCTGGTCGAGCTGACCGACCGCTTCGCCGAGGTCTACATGGGGCTGGAGGGGCAGATCAAGTCTTTTCCTTCAGTCGCCCCGCCTACCGGCAAGCCGGTCGAGCTGCTCCAGACGTTTCTCGAGCTCGTTGCTGACGAGTTCGAGGAGGTCAGCAGTCAGGGCCTGAAAAACATCCTGGCCGAGACCGAAGAGCTCACGGCCCAGACGCTCTACAAGCTCGTTAACCTGAAATGAGACGCCATGCCAGTTAACTCACAGCTCGCCTACGAGACCTGGCTGCGCTACGCGCAGCTGCGCGACAACGGCCACACCAAATTTGTCGAAAAAGTCGACAAGTGCGAGCGCTACCTCGCCGGCGATCAGTGGGAAGCGGGCGACCGCGCGCTGCTAGAAGCCGTCAAGCGCCCGGTGCTCACGATCAACAAGATTCTGAGCACCATCTCCAACGTGCTGGGCGAGCAGATCAACAACCGCGCCGAAATCTCCTTCCGCCCGCGCTCGGGCGCGCCGGCCAGCACCGCCGAGGTGCTCACCAAGGTGTTCAAGCAGATCAGCGACAACAACCAGCTCGACTGGAAGCGCTCGGACATGTTCACCGACGGCGTGATCGGCAGCCGCGGCTTTCTGGACGTGCGCCTGGGGCTGGGCGACAACGCCAAAGGCGAAGTCGAGATCACGAACGTCAACCGCAAGAACGTGCTGATCGACTCGGACGCCGACGACTACGACCCGGACAACTGGAGCGAGGTGTTTGTCACCAAATGGGTGACCGCCGACGACATCGCCGTGCTGTACAACCCGAAAGACGCCGAGCTGCTGCGCAACCGCGACAACGCGAGCTTTCCCTACGGCTACGACAGCGTGCAGATGAACCGCGACCGCTTTGGCGACCCGCGCACCGCGCAGTACAACAACGGCACCGACCAGAGCAACGTGATCCGCAACATCCGGGTCGTCGAGCGCCAGTTCCGCAAGCTCGACCGCCAAAAGCACTTCCTGAACCCGCAGACGGGCGACACCCGCCCGGTGCCCGAGGAGTTTGGCGCCAACCAGATTGCCTACTTTGTCGACAACTACGGCTTTCAGGTGATCAGCAAGCTCGTGCGGCGCATCCGCTGGACCGCTGTGGCTGACAACGTCTCCCTCTACGACGACTGGAGCCCGTACAAGCATTTCACGATCGTCCCGTATTTTCCGTACTTAAGATATGGCAACTCCATCGGCCTGGTGGAAAACCTGCTCGGCCCGCAGGAGCTGCTCAACAAGGTGTCCAGCCAGGAGCTGCACATCACTAACACCACCGCCAACAGCGGCTACATCGTCAGCGCCGGTGCCTTGACGAACATGACGATCGAAGAGCTCGAGCAAAAGGGCGCGCAGACCGGCCTGGTGATCGAGGTCAATGGCGACACGCAGAAAGCGCTTCAGAAAATCACGCCCAACGCCGTGCCCTCCGGCCTGGACCGCATCAGCTACAAGGCCGAAGAGTCGATCAAGACGATCTCGGGCGTCAGCGACAGCGCGCAGGGCATGGACCGCGCCGACGTGTCGGCCAAGGCGATCCAGCAAAAGCGCCAGGCCGGCTCAACAAACCTGGTCAAGCCGCTGGACAACCTGATCCGCACCGACTTCATCTTGGCGCGCAACGTCCTGGACCTGGTGCAGGAGTTCTACACCGAAGAGCGCCTGATGACGATCACCCACGA